TGCCTAAGGTGAGTTCGATCCTCACAGGAAGCACTAAGCGAGTATGGCGGAATCGGTAGACGCACCAGACTTAAAATCTGTTGAGAATTAATCTCGTGGGAGTTCAAGTCTCCCTACTCGCATCAAAATAAATAAAACCACTTGCATAGTTTTTATGTCGTCATTTAAGATAACTACGAAGCATTGTTGGTATAACGATGAGAGAGAAATTGTCAAAATGTATTTTTTAGAAGGAATACCATTCACCTTCGACGAAATGCCTGAGGGTCATCTTTGGGATAGAGATTTAGTAGAAGAGGCAAATAAACATTGGAGTTATGAAATAAAAGATGTCTATCAAGGATCTAATTATCTAATGATGGAAGAAATGCATCCATGCTTTGATCCTATTAAAATTTCAAACGCAAAAGAATTACCTGAAGATTTAATTCCATACTATGATGAAGAAGATTTTATGGGTTAATAAATAAAACATAGAAATCTAATAGTTGTCAAAATAAGATGCCTCTTAATAAGCTTGAGAATTTTATCAAGAATGCTGAAGGTCGCATTCTGTATGTTAATCCTAATGACCTTGATTCCACTGATGGTGTTGAAAATCAAGGAAATTCATTAACAAAACCCTTTAAAACAATTCAACGTGCTCTGATTGAGTCGGCAAGATTTTCATATCTTAGAGGTGAAGACAACGATATTGTAGAGAAGACCACAATTCTAGTGTTTCCTGGTGAGCACTTAATTGATAATAGACCTGGATATGCAATTCAGGATATTGGCAATAATGCAATTTCCGTTGCACCAAATGGAGCACAAACAAATGCTCAATCAGAATTAACTCTCACTCTCAACTCCAACTTTGACCTTACACAGGAAAATAATATCCTGTATAAGTTTAATAGTGTGTATGGTGGTATCATTATTCCTCGTGGTACTTCTATCGTTGGTCTAGATTTAAGAAAGACTAAAGTTAGACCAAAATATGTTCCAAATCCAACAGACGATACTGTAAGGCAGTCTGCAATCTTTAGAATTACTGGTGCTTGCTATTTCTGGCAGTTTACCTTCTTTGATGGTGATGAAAGTGGGTTAGTTTACACGGACCCCAAAGATTTCTCTGAGAATAATAGATCAAAACCTGTATTTTCACACCACAAAGTTACCTGCTTTGAGTATGCTGATGGTGTTAACTTGGTTGGTGGGTATCAACTCACTGATCTTGATATGTACTATAGCAAGATCAGTAATGCTTTCAACAGAGCATCTGGTAGAGAAATTGATCAGAAGTATCCATCACAGGCAGAATCTTTCTCTAAGCAGCGTCCAGAATGGGAAATTGTTGGTGCATTTGGTGCTGACCCAGTAAGGATCTCCAATATTATCTCTGGTGATGGTGCAACTCCTGGAACTATCGTTACAGTTACAACTCAGATTGCTCACGAACTGAGTGCAGGCACACCTGTTAAGATTCGTGGAATCAGTGAACCTGACTATAATATCTCAACAAAAGTTGTTCAAGTTCTTGATGAAACTAGATTTACGTATGCACTCCCATTTGTAAGGGCAAACCTTCCTGCTGGTCAACCTGCGGGATTAAGTATTGGATCAAATGCCAGCGTAACTATTGAGACTGATACAGTTTCTGGTGCATCTCCATATATCTTTAACGTATCATTGCGTTCTGTTTATGGTATGCAGGGTATGCATGCTGATGGTTCTAAGGCGGATGGTTTCCGCTCAATGGTTGTTGCACAATTTACTGCTGTATCTCTGCAGAAAGATGATCGTGCTTTTGTTAAGTACAATAAGAGTAACCGTCAGTGGCAGGGTATCAACTATAAAACTAGATCTGGAGATGAACTATCTGCAGAGTCTTCAAACTCAAATCAAGTCTTACACTTAAGTTCTGACGCTGTTTATAGAGAAGGTTGGAAGACAGTTCACATTAAAATGAGCAACGATTCGGTTGTTCAGGTTGTTTCTGTTTTTGCTATTGGTTTCCACTTACACTTCCTTGCAGATAGTGGTGGTGACGCATCAATTACTAACTCCAACTCCAACTTTGGTCAGTTCTCTCTTGGCGCGGAAGGATTTAAGAGAGATGCATTCACCAAAGATGATAAAGGTTATATTACCAATATTATTGCTCCTAGATCAGTTTCTAATTCTGAATTTGAGGTTGAGTGGGTTCAGTTTGATGTTTCTAGAACTAAGAGTATTAATAGAGCGAATAGAATCTATCTGTTAGGATACACTGCAGAGGATGTACCACCTCCAATTATTTCTCAGGGTTTTAGGATTGGTGCTAAAGTCGATGATGAAGTTTTCTTAGACGCTGATACTAATGCCGGTAAGATTTTAATGACCAATGGTCCATTAGATCTTAATACAAATACCATCTCTGGAACTGATACTTCTGCAAAGATCTATAGAGATGTAACTATCACAACTCCTGTTGCACAATCACCAACTCAAATGGTGTTTAATTGTACAGCATCTCACGATCTAAAAAATGGTGAATCGATTCGTATTTTCAGTGAAAATGGCGATCTTCCTGAAGGTTTAGAAGAAGAAAGTGTATATTTTGCGATCACCCTTGAAAAGAATGGTACTAGAGCAGATGGAATGTCTCTCAATGGTACTCAGTTCCAAGTTGCTTCTTCTAAAACTAATGCTGAAGCACAGACTCCCATATACATTCCAGTCTATCTTGGATCTGAAATTAGAGTAGAGAGTAGAGTTTCAGATAAAGAAGCAGGTGAACTTGGACATCCAATTCAATATGACTCTGCAACTAGATCTATCACCAATGTAGAAACTAGTGTAGTAACAAATGAAACTGCTGGATGGTTCATTCACTGTGAGAACAACAGCCCACTTTTCCAGCACGTTATTACTCTTTCCAATAACGATAGTGAAATCACATATGTCAAGAGAAAGGCAGATGATAGAAGTTTGGATGAAAAACTCTATAGAATGCGTTATGTTGTTCCTAAGGAACTTGACAATACCAGAGATCCAGTCAATGGATTTATTTTACAAGATTCAAGCACTGTCAATGTAAGAGAGACTTCTGACTTTAATCTTACTGATATTGGTAGATCAGATTATGATTTTGATCGTAATCCTAGATTTATTACTACTTGCACTTACGACAATGGTGCAAACTTAATCACAATTAGAGCAGATAAACCACACAATCTAAAGAATGAAGATGTTGTTATTATTTCTGATGTAGTTAGCAGTACAAATGGTGCAGCAAGTAAAGACTTTGGATTTAATGGTACATTCAATGTTGAGGATATTGTAGATGATAAGACATTTACAGTTAATGATGTAGATATTTCTGGTGTTACTCATGATCCTGGTAATATTCTGAATGATACCAACGTCAGAAATAAAGTACTTCCAAGATTCAAGAGAAACAATAATAATGAAAACTTCTATCTCTATCGTACAGAAGTTATTAAACCATACATCCAAAATGTTCAAGATGGTGTTTATTATCTGTATGTTCTTAACAGTGGAAATGCTATTGGTAGTGAATTTGTAAATTCTAAGTATAGTCAAAAGGTAACAAATCTATACCCACAGTTAGATAGAGATAATGTAGACGATAACCCAACATCGGCAGTTAGTCTTGCTAAGAGAAATCCAATTGGTGAGGTTGTCACTAATGATCTGAAGAGAAGTATTACTAGAGAAACTCTTGACAAGTTTGTCGATTCATTCTCTCTTGGTAATAAGATTACTAGTGTTGTTGATAGTGGTGCTTCTGCGGTAATCGTATTTGACGACGAGCACCAACTGAATGGATTAAATTCCTATACAACATTAAATGGTGGATCAGGTCATATTGATGGAGATTACTTTAATGTAAGACTGTTTAATAATAATGCCGCACCAAGTAATGCTATGTGGGATGGTGCTACTGCTGACGTTACAGTTAGTAGTGGTGCTGTTACTATTGCAACTATTAAAGAACCTGGATCTGGATATACCCCTTCAGAAACACTTTACTTTGATTCTAGCACTATTGGTGGAACACCATCTGCAAATATTGTAACCACATTATCTGGCATTTCAACAGCAACAGCAGACTATGTTCAAATTACTGGTATTGGTACTGCAACTGATGGTTACTATAGAATTAGTGATTCTAGTTCCAAAAAACAATTAACGATTGCAAAAACTGCAAATGATCCTGTTATTATCTCAGGTCAGTATGCAATGGTTATTGGCAGAGTTGGTATCGTTGCTGCTAATGGTGTAACTACACCTACTACTGGGATTGAACAAATTGTCACAACTGAAGGACACGGACTCGTTGTTGGTAACAAAGTAAGACTTACTGATGCTTCAAATGGTCTTGTTGGTGATTTTATTGTCAATAATGCCACATACAATACTTTCCAAGTTTCCTCCACTACATCACTTTCTACTACTAAGCACGTACTGAAGCACGGATTTTCTGCTAACAATGCAAGTGCCGACTCTCTAGGTGAAAATCTTGGAACTAGAGGTATTCCAAATTATGATAATGAAGTGTTGTTCTTGGGTCAATCAATTACAACTGAAGAGAACTTTATTGCCAATCTTCCAACTGGTGCAAGTGAAGTAATCGCAAGATTCCCACTTGGTTCTTACCTCCAGATTGGCAATGAGATTATGAGACTTAAGTCTACAACTCTCATTGGTGGTGGTAATAATGAGATTCAGGTCATTCGCGGTTCTATGGGAACCATTATTGAACCGCACGCAAACGGTGCTCAGATTAAGAAAATTAAGTTAGCACCTATTGAACTTCGTAGACCTTCAATCCTTCGTGCTTCTGGTCATACCTTTGAATATCTTGGTTATGGTCCTGGTAACTACTCTACTGGTCTCCCACAAGTCCAAGTTAAGACTCTTAGTGAAAAGGAAGAGTTCTTGTCTCAAGCACAAGAAACCTCTTGTGGTACTGTTCTTTACACTGGTATGGACAGTGATGGTGATTTCTACATTGGAAACACTAAGTATTCGGCACAGTCTGGTGAGCAAACCACATTTGATGTTCCAACACCAACCGTAACTGGTGAAGATCCCAATAGACTCTCTGTTGTATTTGATGAGGTTATTGTCAAAGAAAGAATCTTGGTTGAGGGTGGTAAGTCTAAGCAAATTCTTTCACAGTTTGATGGTCCTATCACCTTCAACGGTGATGTGAGAATGAACAAGAAACTGGTTCTCAATAATGATTTGAGAGTTATTGGTAGAGTTGACTTTCAAAATACTAATGATGCAACTTCTTGCACAGATGCAAATGCTGCACTGAGAGTTCAAGGTGGTGTTGCAATCGGCAAGAAACTATTTGTTTGTGGTGATGTTGATTTTGGTGGTAACTTACAACTTGATGGAACCCTTACTGTTAATGGATCTTCCAAATTAACTGGAGAAGTCACTGTTGATACTGGTATTGTTCCCGATACTGATGAGGGTGCATATCTTGGTACAGCAGCAAAACCATTCTCTGAGGCACACATTGATGAAATTAGAATTGGTGTAAGTGGTGACAATGAAATTGATACAGCAACAGGAAACTTAGAACTCGACTCTGCTAGTGGAACAACAAGAGTTGATGATAACTTAGTTGTTACAGGCAACCTTGATGTTGATGGTACTACAGAACTTGATGGACTTAATGTTGCTGGAAACACAACACTTGATGCTACTACTATTGATGGAACATTAACTGTAAATGGATCTGGAAACTTTGGTGGCAACACTGTTACTGCATCCAGATTTGCAGGAACTGCTGATAAGTCTAATCAAATCAGAGTTAATGGATTAGGAAATTCCTTTGGTCCGCATTATCTCTTACTACAAGAAGGGACCGCACCTGGAAATCATTATACAACAGCAAGAGTTGATTCTGGAATATCCTATGACTCATCAAGCAATACTTTAAGATTGCTTGGAGATCTTGTCGCTTTCATATCTGATGATCGTGTTAAGACCGACAAGGCACCACTAGATGATGCTCTCGCTAAAGTTTGCTCTCTAAGTGGATTTACGTACAACTTCAATGAAAAAGGTGCTGAACTTGGTTTCCCAACTGATGTAAGAAACGTAGGTGTTTCTGCACAAGAAATTCAAAAAGTTCTTCCGGAAGCAGTTAAGACTCGTGATGATGATTACATTACTGTTCAATATGAAAAAATTGTCCCACTTTTGATTGAGGCAATTAAGGAACTTTCTGATAAAGTTTCTACTCTTGAAGATAAACTCAATAAATAATCAAAAAGAGATATGTTACAGGGTTCTGGAACAATAAGGTTCTCTAATATCATTAGTGAGTTTGGTCGCGCTGATGGTGGAGGTGGGGTTAGTTTAGGTAGATATCGAGTTAGTGAAACTTTTGGGGCAATGTCCAATCTGCCCCTTGACACTGGTGTTCCACAGAGTGGAACTATCCGTATAAGTAATTTTTACAGCAAACAACTTAATTGTGTTGTAAATTATTATGATGGTAGTAATATAAGAAGAGCTACTGCTAGAAACAGATATAATAATGGTAGTTCCAATAGAGTTCAAACAATTGGTGGTTTTAGGGGAAGACCGAGTAATACTAATGGAACTAGAGTTATTATCCACGTCAATAAGAGAATTGGATCAGAGTATGATGGTAGTCGTGGACTAAAGTGTGCATTAAGAACTGGTAGTTGGAATAGTAATACCAATCTTGATTTGAATATTGGTGGTTCTGGTGCAATTATTGGTGCCGCTGGTGCTGGTGGAAAAGGTGGAAATAGAAGTGGAGGTCCTAGTGGTGGTAAGAGGGGATCTTCTGGATTAGGTGTTGAATATCCTCTCGATATTACTAACTATGGATTCATCGCTGGTGGCGGCGGTGGAGGAGGCGGCGGTGCTGGTAAAAGAAAGGATAGGCACAAACGATCCCGTGATTATAGGAGATGTGGATGGTGGTGTGATTCCAGAGGTAGAAATAGAAGGAAGGATAGAAGAAGAAAAGGTGGCGGCGGCGGAGGCGGCGGTCAAGGATTTCCAGGCGGTGCAGGTGGTTCTGGAGGCGGCAACGGCGGTAGTAGAGGTGGTGATGGTAGTCAAGGCGGTCCTGGAGGCGGCGGTGGTGGCGGCGGCGATGGCGCTCGTAGCGGCGGCAATGGTGGAAGTTATGGTAGTAATGGTAGTAGTGGTGATAGTGGTGGCGGTGGCAAAGGTAGATCTATTGTTATCTCAGGTAGTGGAAGTGTAAATTATGTCGTATCTGGGACTATATACGGTCCAACATTTAATGGTGGAGTCTTTTGATAAATAGATAAAAATCACCATATACGATGGCGAATATAAGAAAGCAATTCAACTTTCGCAATGGCGTTCAAGTTGATGATGACAATCTGGTTGTAAGTCCTACTGGACTGGTTGGAATTGGAACTACGGTTCCAACAGAACTCTTGCACGTTAATGGCGGAAATGCAAGAGTTACAGGATTTTTAACTGCATCTCAACTAAGAGGTCAAACATTATCCGTCTCTGATACTGCGACGATTGAAAATATAGAGGTAGGGAATACTTTAATTGGTGCTGGAATTAGTATTCAATCTGGTTTCATCACTGCAACAGATCCATCAGGAATTGTCACATATTATGGTGATGCCAGATTCCTACAAGGAATGCCAACATCACAGTGGTTAGATATAGATGTTGGTTTGGGATTTACCAGCATCTACAATAGAGGTTTTGTTGGTGTTGCAACTGATGATCCTAGATTTACACTTCAAATTGGTGGCACTACAGACCCACTCAACTTTGGAAACGGTGTCGGCATCAATTCAACTGGAGACATCTATGCAACTGGAATTGTAACAGCACATTCATTTGCAGGTATTGGTTCCGAATTAACATTATTAGATGGTACAAATATTGAATTAGGAACTATCTCTAACGATAGACTTCCCATTCTTGAAAATAATAGAATACCAAGCAATCTTAATTTATCAGGTATTATCACTGCTGGTACATTCAGTGGACCTTTAACTGGAGATGTTACTGGTAATGTTACTGGTAATGTTACTGGCATTGCAACTGGTGCAGAAGGATTAGTTGGAACTCCAGATATTATTGTTGGTATATTGACAGCATCCGCAGTTGCTGCATCAAGTTTCATTGGTGGAATCACTGGAGATGTTACTGGTACAGCAACAACAGCAAGAAGTTTAACATCTGATGCTGATGTAGATATTAATGATCTTACAGTCGGTGTTGCAACTGTTTCAAATATTTTAAGCGCAACTTTAATTGGTGTTGGGACAGATTCTGAATTAACATCAGATATTACAATTAGAAAATTTAACTCTCCATCTATTCTCCAATTATCGAGTGGTATTAACACTACAACTAATATAGAATCTCTTGTTTCTTTAGGTTCGACTACTTCTTTAGCAGAAAATAGTGGAGGAATTAGATATAATAATCCAAATACAGCATTCCCATACAGTCTTTATGAGTCATTAGATCTTATCAACTTTGGAAATGGTAATGTAAATTATTATCTTCAAGCAGGAACTGCTGGTGTCGGAACTGGAGATTTCCATTGGCATCATACAGGATCAAATAACCTTATGACTCTCACTTATGGTGGTAGTCTGGGTATTGGTAAAACTGATCCAACTGCAAGATTAGAAGTTACTGGACTTACTAGTACATCAGACTTATTCGTACAGACTAGTGTTGAAGTTGGTGGAAATATTGCAGTAGATGGTGACATCTCCGTACCTGGAACTGGTTCTTCAATCACTACTAGAGCAATCTATATTGAAGATGGTTCAGCAGGACTTCTAAATCCTGATGGAACAGAAATTATTCCAGCACCAGGACAAAACTTCAATAGTTTAAATATCACAGGTGTCTCTACTGTTGGAGATCTATTTGTAGATGGCAGACTTAGTATTGATGATGATCATTTGACTGGTGGCGGTCTTTCTATAAATCCAATATCATATACAGAAACACCATTTGCAGCAGTACAAATAGGTCATCCTCTTGATCAATTTACTGGGGATCAACTTGGTATTGGTGGAACTATTGATCAAACATCTGTAAGTGATATTACACTACTAGACGGTGGTCAAGTTGGAATTGGCACCACTGCATTAGATGAATTTACTGCTCTCACAGTTTATGGAACTGCTGTTATTGAACGCCTTGCGATAGGTGTTGGGGTAACTCAAATGACAACTGGTGCTCTTAATATTCAAGGACCAGTCTTTGTTAGTGAAGGTGCTCTTGACGATTCTACTGCTGATGGAACACCTAGCGCAGATATTCGTACAACAGGAATTATGACTGCTTTGAATGGATTCAGTAGTGGTATTGGAACAGGTATTAAAATGAATGTAGTTGGAAATGAAATTCAATTCGTTGTTCCTGGTGTTGGTACTACATCTCTCGCATTGTTCTAATCTTATCATATTAAGAGGGGCTTGACAATAACCTAAATTATGATTAGAATATGTTTGTTGCTTTTGAAGAATGAGCTCTAAAGATATTAAAGGACCTATAAATTTTATAAAAAATGATACTTCTAATAAAACTCTGTTAGAAATATCAAAATCTGTAGACTTTGTTTGTAAAGTATTTCCAATTACATATTATCATTTGTCAATGACTGATAATGATAAATTAAAAGATTTACTTATTGATAAGATTGTAGCAGATGCAAAAAACTTAGAGATTCCAGAGGGTTGGTTCACTAATAAGTTAATGACATCATTTGATGGAGAACCAAGAGGGAAAGAAATATTTTTTGGTGAAGATGATACTTATCAAAAGGTATTAGAAAAAAGATATGGTGCTTGTATTAATGCAATTTTTGATGCACCATATAAGATTGATATTGATGAAATATGGTATAATGTTTATATGAATGGTGAATGGCAAGAGGAGCATGATCACGTTGGTGGTCCTCATGGTTCGCATTATTCTTGCATTCATTTTTTATCTTTTGATCCAAAAATTCATCAACCAGTTGAATTTAGAGATCCACTTTCACAACTTCGTAATTTGAGTGTTGAATTAGATAGAAACAATTATGCACACACTTGGTATCCAGAACTTAAAGAAGGAGACTTTATTATGTTTCCTTCTTATCTTTCTCATTCTGTTAAACCAGGAAAACCAACCCCAGACTATCCAAGAATTACAATCGCATTTAATTTTAGAGTTTTAGATTATCAAGGAGAAATGTATAATGATTGATGTTGTAGATGATTTTTTAACACAAGAAGAACTTGACTTTGTAGTTGAGTATTGTGTCGATGCTCCTTATTACTATGGAGAGGCAGATAATTCTGATACACCAGTAACAGGATTAGTTCATAATGTCTGGTTTGATGGTATGGAGGAAGATGATCTTACCAGTGAAAGAATTCCAAAAAATGCTGTTGATGATTCAACCATAGACACAAAAAGATTTTATAATATATTTGCTGATAAAATTGTAGAAAAATTCTCCGATTGTGATAAAAAAAATATTGTAAGATTGTATATTAATTGTTTCGCTCCAAGTGAGAATCCATATTTTCATACTGATGAAGATGAAGGTGTAGATGCAAAAACATTTCTTTTCTACACCACACCAGGATATGATATCGATAATGGTGGAGAAACACAATTCCTTGTAGATGGTTCTTTTTATGGAATTCCTCCAATTCAAAATCGATTAGTTGGATTTCCCGCAAGCATCCTACATAAAGCAACAACATACCGAAATGGATATCGTTTCACTGTTGCTATCAAATACAACTTTACTGAAAAAGAATGACAGAAAAAATTGCTATCATTGGTGCAGGAAACGCAGGTTGTATTTCAGCATTAAATCTTCATTATTTGAGGGAAACTGAAGATTATGATATTGATGAAATTGAAATCTATCACGATCCTAATATTAATATTGAGAAAGTTGGTCAAGGAACACAATTAAATATTCGTGAAACTATTTTTGATGTCCTTGATTTGGATTGGGTAAATAAAAATAATATTAAAGCAACAATAAAGCAAGGTATTCGATATAAGGGATGGGGAAAGAATACTGATGACTTCTTTCACGCTTTTCGGAGTGGTTCATTTGCAATGCACTATGTACCGAAACTATTTTCTGAACAGGTTTTAGAATCTGGTATTTTTAATGTTGTTGAAAAAACCATCACTGATCCAGAAAATGAAATTGATGCAACATACATTATAGATTGTAGAGGAAGACCAGATAAGTTAGATGATTCTTATGACATTTTAACAAATCCTATCAATTCTGTAATTCTTGCCAGAAAGGAAGGTGCGGATCCAAATTTATTGTGGACAGAGCATATTGCGACACCAAATGGTTGGGTATTTGTAATTCCAAATCACGATAGTGTTTCTTATGGTTATTTGTATAATAATACAATTACAACTAGAGAAGATGCTGAGAAAGATTTTATTCAAAGATTTGATGTAGAACCTAATGGTTATCTTTCTTTCGATAATTATATCGCTAAAGATATGTGGAGAGGTGAGAGAACTATTTTGAATGGCAACTCATATTCATTCATTGAACCAATGGAAGCGATTGCATCTCTTGTTCATCATAATGTATCCGAATCTTTGTATGATGTAATGATTGGTGCTCAATCAAGAGAAGAAGTGAATAATATAGTTCATACTGAGATACTTCAAGTTCAAGATTTTATTTTGTGGCACTATAAGAATGGATCAATTTATGATACCCCATTCTGGAATTATGCACAGTCTTTAGCATATTCAAATAATAATGCACTTATAGATCATATTCAAAAGTGTATAGAACTCCCATATATTTTTAACCCTGAAAATCAAGAAGACTTAGAGTATGCTTATTGGGAACCTCCAAGTTATAAATGTTGGTATAATAATGTTGGTGGTGCATGAAAACGGAAGTATTTCCAGTAACTATATTTCAATCTAGAGTAAATGGAAACGAGATTCTAAAACAAAATCTAGTTCAATCTATACTAGATTCTCTAGATGAACTAGAAATACCTGAAGACTGGACCACTAATAAAATTCTTACTTCTTTTAATCAAGAAAAAGATTTCATCGAGAAAGATAAAGATATCTTGTTGAACATCTATCACAATACGATTGATGAATTTTTTGATGATCAATATGGATTGCACTTCACTGATCTTTGGTATAATGTGTATCGAGATGGTGAGTACCAAGAAATTCACGATCATCTGTACTCTAAGATAAACCATTCTCATTTCTCGTTCATTCATTTTTTATCTTATGATAAAGATGAGCACCAACCACCTGAATTTTGGGATCCTCTGAGATCTATGAGGTATTTGAGTTTGGAGATGAACTCAAACAATTGTGGTGAGGTATATGTTCCAAAAATTGAAGAGGGAGATTTGTTGATGTTTCCTTCATATTTGCAGCATTGTGTACCACCTGGCAAGGCAACTGAAAAACCACGAATAACAATTTCATTCAACGCAATCGTAACACTATATGGAGAAGAGCGTAGGGTTTACTGACTTGTTCCAGTTCTTAGACTGTCTGCAAGGTATCTTAGTAGGTGATCTTCTGCTATAATAATTCCATACCAAACAGGAAACCCGTGATCACCCTTCGCCCCCATCAGCAGAATGCTTTGGAAGCGATGCAGAAACATACTAAAGGTCAGGTTATCATCCCTACTGGTGGTGGCAAGACTATTTGTATGATTGAAGACGCTAAAGTACGATTCGATTCTGATGGTCCTACAAGGATTGTTGTAGTTGCTCCTCGTATTCTTTTGGCAGCACAACTCTGTAAAGAGTTTTTGGAAGTTATTGACAATGCTGCCGTGTTTCACGTTCACAGTGGAGAAACTGAGCACTTCAGTAGCACAAAACCTGCATATATTGAGCGGTGGTGTAAACAAGCGTATCGAAATCAACTGATTTTTACTACATATCATTCGTTGCACCGTATTCAGGAGGCAGGAATTGAAATCGATACCATTTACTTTGACGAAGCGCATAATTCGGTTCAAAGAAACTTTTTCCCTGCTACGGAACACTTTGCTTCTGATTCTGATCGCTGCTACTTCTTCACTGCTACTCCTAAGCATAGTGTTACTATTTTCAAACCAGGGATGAATGATGGGTCAGTATATGGTCAAGTTTTATGTAATGTTCCTGCTCCTTTGCTTGTCAATGAAGGGTATATTCTTCCTCCAAAAGTGGTTGTTAAACAATTGCCACAAGGGGACTTTAGACTCACAGATTCACAGAATTTGTTGGAAACCATCGATGACAATGCAATCAATAAGATTCTGATTGCCGCACGTTCTACTAAGCAGATTATGCGTCTTGTTTCTGATTCTGACTTTTGTCTTCAACTTGAGAGGCGTGGTTATCACTGGATGTGTATTACTAGCAAGACTGGTGCCATTATTGATGGTAAGAAAGTATCCCGTGAGGTATTCTTCAATACTCTAAATCAATGGGGTACAGACAACACTCGTTTTGTTGTAATGCACCACTCTATTCTGTCTGAGGGTATCAACGTCAAAGGACTTGAGGCGGTTTTGTTTATGCGTAATATGGATTATATCGGCATCAGTCAGTCAATCGGTCGTGTGATCCGTCTAGGAGGCGCTGAGAAGACGTTTGGACTTGTATGTGTGCCAGTTTATGATAAAGTGGGTATAGGTACTGCTAGAAGTGTTCAGGCAGTTGTTGACACTGTGTTTGAACAAGGTGAACCTGCTATCTCTATCATTCGTCGATGATTGACTTTAATACATTTCAACTTGATCGTTTATCTAAACTTTTAGAAACGATTCACGATTACACTGACAACAATCTAAGGTACCCCAAAGCAGGAGAACTTGTAGAGAAAGCACTTGCTGAGTATAGTAATGGTCTTCTCACTAGAGTAAATCTTCCTGGCATTGATTTGATTGGTCCCAATGGAACAACTTATGAATCAAAAGTAACTCAATTTAAGAACAAATCGCAGATGGCGGTGAGAGGATTGATTCTTAAGAATCGTCGTCAGGCAGGAAATTATGTGGACAAACTTGCCGATTATTTTATCATAACTGATGTAAAGAAGGGGAAGGGATGTTGTATTCCTAAGTCAAAATTAAAGAACATCAAAGACAACGGTGCTTGTGTAAATGCGATTGCAGACCCTGAAATTTCTGACTTCTTTCTCACTGGTTATAACTGCTTAGAGGAGCGTGAGCAAGTACGTGATTACTTTAGAGAATCTGAAGATTTTGATCTGTCCTTCATCAGATCGATCTGATGTGCTATACTAAGAACGTCGAAACAAACTGATTATGCGCTGCAAAGTTCAACTCTACGTCGCTGGTAAAGTCTTCAACGAAATGGTTGAGGCACGCGATTACAAGGAAGCACGCGAGGTAGCACTTGCACGCAATCCTAATGCAACAGTTATGGGTGTCACTGCTACTTTCTAATGGGATTTCTTAAACCACATATCGAACGTCCTGGGATTCTTAATCCTAAACCTGGCAATCCTCTGGGTTATTGTACTAACGATGGTATGTGGGCAGCAATTCCTATTGGGAAAAAATTTGTCATCATACATAACTGTAAACAAATTAAAATCCTGAGCACCTACAAACAATCAGTAGACTTCATCAAAAACCAATTAAAAACCACTAAACGAAAAAGAAAACAATGAGTTGCGCCAAAGAACAAAAAAGACGTGATGCACTTGGTTTAATGCTTGAAAGTGTAATCAAACCTGATAGTCGTCTTCGCGGTTGTGCTCACAATCAAGAGTGTTTTTATGAACTGATGGAGTGGAGGCAAGAGATGATTGAATATCTTGAAAAAAGAAGATATGAGGAGTCTAAGTGACTCTATTATTCATACTATTTGTGGTAGTAGCATACTTTATCCTTACAGATGAAGGTGCTGCTGCCATTTTTTATTATGGATTTAAGTTAGCAAATACTTACATAAGACGCCAAATCTGGTGGTTGACTAACAATCCTAGAAATCCTGTGGTAAAATATATGATATACCGTCGCTCTCTTAGTTTGTCGAAGAGATTGATGGAAGAAAATAAATAAAAGTAACGAAGCGTAACTTTATGTTATCTACTCAATACCGTCTGAGACTGGAGTTTATTTGTAAATGTATTGCAAATGGCGAAGAGGTAAAATTAGACGATATGATCTGGGCAGAGAAGTTGGCAAAAAGTCACACTACTGCTCGTGATTGGTTACAAAAAGCACGACGACAATCTTCTCAAGAAATTGAAGAAGGCAGTACCGACGATTTTCTGAATAGGATGGGTTTAGGAGACCCCGATCCATCCAATCACAAAACGGGGTTCAATAGTGCTGATGACATCAAAGATTGGTTCCAGCAGGATAAACCTGATGATTGGAGGCAACGTGACTGATTATATCTGCGTTCAGACTTGGGATCCTGAGTTTGAATGTATTCGGTATCATTGGGTTCATAAATCAGAAAAAGATCCCGTGCAATTTGTAAAGAACCTCAACCCAGAACAAAAAATACTATGAGTAGTAAGATGATGTTCTTGGTTGATGTTGGTAATGGTAGATGTATTAGTCATGATGGATACATACAATTGGGTAGTTTCTCTCACACTGTAGAAAAACATCTTGAGTTATGTCCTGATCAAGAATGGCAAGTAACATATTGGATGCCTGATCCATTTTGCATTAGATATCCACGACCTAACTATCAGCATACAATGAAGGCAAATGAAGGTTCACCTAGAACCGATAACGCAACAGATAGTCGTCCTAGAGACTTTCCCGATCAAGCAACAAGTAGATTAGAAAGAACATTGTAACCAACTTAGGAGAAATAATGAACTCAATAGTGTTATACACGAACGGAAATCAAGAATGTGAACGTGCTAGAATGCTTTTAGAAAAACTTAATAGTCAAATACAGGAATATAAATTAAATAACCATTTTACTCAGAGAGCATTTGTTTCTGAGTTTGGTGAAGGTGCGGAGTATCCACAAGTTTCTATTGGATATAAGCATATTGGTGGACTCAAAGATACATTACACTATTTTCAAGAGAATAATCTACTATGAATCCAATAATTTTAATCGGTTGCTTTACACCACTGGTTTTAATTTTTATAGTAATGAAACTTGCCGTATGGGTATCTGCAATCAACACAGAAAACTCTTATGTCGGAAAAGAACCTTTACGAAAACGAGGACCATACGTGGACAATCCGTATGCAGACCTTGATAAAGAGGAAGAAGAATTTACAGATCGCACAGACTATCGATGAAGCGATTAACGAGTGGTATTCGCTTCATAACTTACCAGTTCCTGATTGGAAGTGTAAGAGAGATCCAGACTGGTGGACAGAATATCTTAAGGAATTGGGTATTGACCCTAACAATAGATAGTGGTATAATACGTTCATAAGAACCTCACATTATGGATTACAAACCCTATTCGATTGAATGGCACCGGAAGAGGTACCTTAAAGAAGCGTTAGATAAGTATTTTGATGATTATGTGGATATTGAAACTATCCGTGAAGACATCTATGATATTCTTCATTCCCGCGCAAATGAAGCATATGAAGAGTATAATCGTGTAAACAAATTAGCACAATCTCTAAATGATTAGTCTAAAATTTAATAGATAGTTAAAATGAGATAACAGAATGATTTTTCTTTCAACTCCATCAGTTTATTTTTTGCCAGGAACTTGGGAAAGTGTAAGCACTAATCCTTATGATCCTGTTTTTGGATTAATTTCTTTTTCGGCAGTTACTTTATCTGTTCTTGCCATTTTTATGATGACATCAAAAAGGTCTAAGAAAAAAGCATAAGATGGATGGGAAAGAGAAGAATGAAATTTTGTGGCAACTCCATTCTATAGGGCAAAAACTGGATCCACACTACATCTTAAAACATTATGTGGTAACAGATGACACCACCGTTTGTGAAAAATATGTGATAGAATACAATCACCGAAAAGCAACCGATGGAATTGATCCAACCTGAAGACCCTCAATACTTCACCGAGACATCTGATGGAGATTATGGTCGTCATCAATACAAAGTTGTTTCAAAAACTGGTGAAAGTATTGTAGTTGATGACTATATGCTAGCACAAGAAATTTGGTGGACTCGTGGACGTGGAAAATATATTTCACACATTGAAGTCTTGGATAGAAAGCAGCAGAGCAAAGGTTTCAAATGACTGCAAAAAAGAAAGTCACTACAACTCCTAAACCTAAAACAAAACCTAAAACAAAATCCAAAGCAAAGGTAAAAAGGAAAGAACTTCCTATTAAAGATAGACATCCTTTTTCAAGTTTTCCTTTTAGATTAGAATACACTGATGGAAAAGAAAACAGAATCTGCCACTTTGAATGTGAAGAACACAGAACAAAACACATCCAAAGATACAAACTCCGAAAAGGAAGTTACTTTATCGACACCCTTACCTAATATAATAATGTTAGGTATTACTCTACTTGCCATATTGGGTATCATTGTGTTAGGATACTTGAAAGGCAATATGCACTTGCTTACCACACTTAAAAATGCTAGGGAGGCATTATGACAACCAGACAATTTACATCACCTAAAGGTGATATATGGGAATGGGAAGAAACTCCCGAACTTATTGCCGCAGTAAAAAAATTGAGTATATCCTCTCTAGACACTGCACACAAACTTGCTGAACTTAAACTGAAAAGACCTCATGAAAGACAAATCAATAACGGTTGAAGACTACGAAAAGTATAGCGGAGAATTCTTCGACAAATACTTTTACGTTGCAAAACAACTAGGTGAAGGTGCTAAAGCAGAAGACATCCTGAAAATTATGGAGTCTCTTGGTTCTGTTGTTATGAAGAAACGATTAGAATCTGAAGGTAAAATTGGACCTTTCGGTTTTATTCGTGATCAGATTGAAACTAATAAGGATGGTGTTCCTCTTGTTGATAAACCAGAGGATGTATATCCAAACACAGTAGCAATCTTTGATGAAGAGTCTGGAAAGTGGGGATGTTATGAACTCGGA